GTAGCGCTTCAAGCACTCCAGCAACCGGCCAGTCTTGTCCTTGTCGAAGTACACACGCGGGAACATCATGCGAGCGGCCTTGATGCCCTCTTCTATGTTCTCAGCCGGTAGCACCGTGACCCTGCGGCCCATGGCGTTAAGCGCCTCTTCCGTGCTCTTGCCGGTCTGCGTGTTCCGTGCCCTGCCGTCATGGGGGATGAAGTCAGTTCCCCAGCGATACGGGCGCTTTTCGATCTGCGCGACGTACCAGTCCAGCGTGTGGTGCGAGTCCTCGATGTAGTCGATGCACCGCACCTCAGCACCTGAACGCTGCCAAAACCCGATGGTCATGGCGTCGTTCCAGCCCAAGTCCCAGACCGTGTGAACCTTCAGCAGCGGGTCATACGGGACCGGGCGAACCCTGTTCTCCTCGTACAGCCGTTCAATCTCATAGCGGTAGATCGCACCCTCAGACACCCGGCGAGGTACGCCCTCCCAGATGTTCTGATAGTTGTCAGGGTCACGCCGCATGGTCTCTTGCCGCTCTTGTTCGAGCACAGCAGGAAACCAAGGGTTGTCGCGCCAGTTCATCTGAACGACAAAAGAGCCATCTGGAGCATTGGCAACGAAGCGTTGATACGTCTCGTCCGTCTCCATGTCAGGGTTCAGCGTCACCCAGATTTCAGAACCATCCTTGCGAATGGTCGGCGTCAGCACGTCCCAGGAGCGTTTAGTGACCGTCTGGGCCTCTTCGATCCAGCAGCGGTCTACGCCCTCAAACGACTTGATCGACTCCACCGTATGGGTAGCCAAGCCTGCGAACAGGAACAGCGAGCCGTTCTTGCCGCGAATCTCTGTATCAAGCACCTCATAGATGCCACCCAAGCCCATGGCCTGAATCTGGTCACTCAGTAGCCGGTGAACCGAATCCTTGATCGACTTCTGTACTTCCCGAGCACACAGCACCCGCAACGGGGTTTGAGCAGCCTGAATGAGCAAAGCGCGGGCGAATCCCCACGACTTTGCAGACCCACGCCCACCGTGCGCCACCTTCGTGCGGTTCGGCTGGAAGATGGGCTGAAGCTTCTCCGGGAAATCGACGTTCACTTGGCACCAACGAACGTCACCGTAAGGCTCGTATCGATTGCGCCACCGTCTGCGCCCGTCACCTCTACGCTGCTCAGGTCAGGCAGAGACTTGCGAAGCAGAATCTCAATCGCCTTCATGCGCGTCGGGTCGAAATCTTTCGTGCCCTCAAGTGCATGTTTCTGCAAGACATTTATCAATTGACTTGCTTGGATCTTGGCCCGTACATCGTCCTGGTGGAGCTTCCCCATAGGACGGCCAACCTTAGCCATGATCAGCGCGCCAGCATCTTCCCGGTAGCGGCCACGAAGAGCCACACAACCAGAAATACCGCAACCACAGCAAAGCCACCCCAGAAGGGAGCGGTTACCAACCACCACGACCAAGTGATGTAGCCCATCAGCTTGAGGACTACAAATGAGACGCCGAGGAGGCCCAAGATGGGCGTTGATGTGGTCATGAGGTCTTTCGAGTGCCCTTACAGGCTTGTTCGAGAATAGAAAAAGCCCGCTCAACCGTGAGGCTGGCGGGCGAAGGGTAGGCAAGGAGCCAACCAAGGAGATATGGCCTCGGATTCTCACCGTGGCTTGACGCTTCCTTACCCTTTCGGGCTTGACCACTAGGAAGCAGCGTCTGAGCAAACAGAGGGTGCCGGGTCAGACCCTGAGGTACATAGACCAGATAAGGGTGTGGGCCTGCCCGGCGATTCGTTAGGCTAGTCTTGCGAACTCGCCATGAAGCTCCAGCGCGTACTTGTCATAAGCGCTCTTCGCTTCTTCAGCGGTATCAAAGGTGCCGATGTGGATCTGTCTACGCTCAAAGCTAATTTGAGCCCTGAACTTGTTTCGATCACGGTAGACGCCTTTGATGCCCGCCTTGTTGTTCTTGTGGATTCTGCGGTTCCGAAGGTTCTCGGCGTTCGTGCAGACCCGGAGGTTCTCTCTGCGGTTGTCAGTCGTATCCCCGTTGATGTGGTCCACTACCAGGCCATCCGGCGCGGCCGTCACCACTCTATGGAGTAGTTCAGCCCTTCTCACGCCATCTTCAACGATATCTCGGCGCACGTAGCCCGATGAGACACGCCAATCCAGCGCACGCAAGTACTCGTCCTGCGGCGACAGCAGAAATTCAATCATTGGATTGCCCCTACACGCGCCAGAACAGCGCCAAGGCTCACACTGAAGACTTGCGGAAGGAGCGGTGTGTGCGCTCTTTGTCAGCCGGCCGGCCTATCCGTAGTCAGAACGAAGAAAAACCCGCCGGGATTGCTCCGAGCGGGTCTTAGGGTAATTTTGGAGGGCACTTCCCCCACCGAGCGCGATAGTGAACCTGTTAGTTCAGCTTGTCAAGCGTTTCTCGAAACTTTTTATTCTTTTCCTTTTGCCATGCCTCGCGCTCAGGCGTCAGGAGGGCGGAAGCACCCCATTCCGTCTCACCTACCGGCTCTGACTCATCGCTTGGCTTTGGCTTGTCCCTCTCAAAGAGCCATGAGGCGCACAGAGGAAGCCACATCACATCACTCCACACCCGTTCGCCTTGTTGATGGCGCTCGTGGCCTTGTCATAGGCTTTGCTGCCATAGGGAAGATCGAGAGCACGGAACTCCTCCACCATGGCCTTCAGGGCTTCGAGCATGTCAGGGGCGGCGGCGGCGATCAGGCTGGCAGAGGGGTTGTTCATGTTGCATCCTTTGATGAGTGTGGGAGAGAGGGTGGCCGACCTGTAGCGGATCGCGGCAGCTATGTCGTTGGCAGTGTCAACGGTGTCCGCGATGTGCTGGCAAGCCTCGCGTTCCTGATCCGCGGCGGTTGCGGCATACGCCTGCATCTGCTCGGCTGTGTAGTAGGCGCGAACGACTGCGCCGAATCTCTCTCCGCCGCCATGCATCAGGCATTGATCGGGAAGTGGTGGGAGGCTCATGGCTTTTCCTTTGCTCTATCGATGGCCTTAGCCAGCCAGTTGGAACCCAGCTTCTTCAGCTTCTCCCAGCGCGCATCCGTCAGCCGGATAGATCGCGGCTTCGTTTGTTCCTCTGGCGGGTTCTGCTTTCGGCCTTGGCCCCTGTCGTTTGGCGGTCGCGTCATTGTTCTCCCTCACGGTTAGCTCGAAATCTTCGTCGCTCATATCGGTGCAGTCGAGGTCACCAGCCTCAACCGAGCCGGGATGCATCCATGTGAAGCCCCAGCCCGTCCGGTGGACGTACCTGAAGCCTTCATCGCGGAGGCTCACAAAAGGCCCTTAAGCCTTGGCGCGGAGCGCGTCGTACAGGTCGCTGATCATCGTGTCGAACTTGTCAGCGCCGAGGACTTGGCGGCAGGCTTCCTTAACTTCGACGCCGTTTGCGATCAGGGCCAGGATGCGAGCGGAGATTTGTGCGTTCATGTTCGTCTTTCGGTTGGTGTGCCTCTAGTGTAATACAGAAATCACACGATGCAAGATGTTTTCTGTATTACATCTAACTATTTGCTAGGGACAAACCCGACCTACATCACCCCACACGCTTGGAGCCGGCGCGTCAGGATGTTCCTCGCCTCCGCTACGACAGTCGCCCTCTCCACCGCATCCTGTGGCAACCGTGGTGACAACCATACACTACGACCCGTAGACAGGTTCCGGGCCAGCACGTAGATGGCTGCCCTGTACGGCTCCTGCATTTCCGACACTTGGAAATCAATCGTCTCCATCGTAGAACCCATCAGCTCGTCCTCGATGATGTCGTCCGTCGAGTCCCACCCCCTGCCCGACTTGGCGTGCCTGAAGATGGGATCGCTGGCGGCTTGTTGGTTGGCCTTGTAGGCTCTCCCCCAGTTGTGCCAGCGCGACAGCCAATCAGAAAGTGTTGCTTCGCATAGTGCTGCCTGCTCTGCTCTGTCGTGCATCATTTCGTGCCCTCCACCAAGCCAAGATCAATCGTCGGAAACACCAGCGGTTCAGGCTGGGCAGCTTCCAAGGCGGCAACCCGTTCCTCTACAGCGCGAATCCTGTCCGCGATGGCATTGATGACGGGCATCATGAGTTCTCCGAGTTGCCCTGCGTTCATGCGCGTGCCCCCCATGCAAAGACGGAATTCGGCTGCGTCCGGATCGCGTGCTGTACGAGCTTTTCAGGTGGCCTCAGCGTCACCATCTGGCGCTCCGTCAATACCCGGCGCTTCTCCTCTGCGCGCCTGAGCCGTTCCCTGCCCACAGCGGTGATGGTGTAGTCCGAAAACGCCTGAGTGCGCGGGCCTGGCTCAATCGCCAGAGCATTCCTCAGCATCGCCAGCGCCGAATGCGCCTCGATATGGGTACACCCCAGAGCCTCAGCAATTTCAGGCTTCTTCCACTTCCGGCCGTCCTTCAGGAGATTGAGGACTCGATCTGTGCGGTTCATGCTTGCTCCTTTTCCAGACGGTTGACGATCAGTTGCGAATAACCCGCGATGTCCACCCATCCGTCGAGGTAGTCGGGCGAACCGTTCAAGATCCGGCCAATCTTGTGAACGATCATTTCGAGCGATTCCTTCTGGTCGAACGCCAAGAAGTCCCACTTCGGTGCCATGTGCAGGGCGGTCTTGAGTTGCTGGGCAATGGCTGCCATGCCCTCGTATGCGCCGTAACGGGCCTCGCGCTCGTCCAGTAGTGCCTTTACGTCTGTCATTCCTGCTCCTTAGATGAACTTGGTAACGATCCAGCCGATGAGGAGCGCGACCGCTGGGCCGATGGCCGCCTTGTAGACCGCAGCCGACCAATCGCCGTCCTTGTCATCGACGTGATCCGTTAGGAAGCCGACGACGAGAGATAGGCCGATGGCGAACGGGATAGACAGCGCCGGCAGGCCGAACACAGGGACGATGAACCACCCCCACAGGATGGAGAGAGCGAAGCCGCGCCAAATCGACGAGGCGGCAAGCAGCAGGGGGATGCCGATGGCAGCGAGGATGTAAAGACTTGCGTTCATGATTCTTCTTTCTTAAGTTGACGGGTTTTTGCCCTATAGATGGTTTTGATTTGGCGTAGGGTGTCGCGGTCCAGCTTGATTGGCTCGTTGTCGGCCTCCAGCACCTCGACATGGGAAATCCCATATCGGCCGATCAACCCCAAACGGAAGTCGATGGCGTTGCCGTGCCGATGCAGGTTGCATTGCACGCATTGACCGTGGATGTTCCGAACGTCCAGCGCCAGGTGACCAGCAGCGCCACGGCTTCGGTAGTGGCCGGCTTGGAACGTCTCTTGCCATGGCTTGCCGCAGGAGATGCAGGGCTTGCCGTGGTCGCGTGCCCGGACGTAGGCGTTGACTTCCTTCTGAGCCTCTGCCTTCAGTTCGGTGACGGTCTTTACCGCTTCCTTGCGCTCCTTGGTCTGCTCCCGCTCTGCCTTCTTGTTTGCGGTTACCAACTTCTTGGCGCACATGGGAGAGCAGACAGAGGCACCGAGCCGGTAGATGGACGGGGTAAACGAAGAGCCACACTGCTTGCACGGCTTCGGCTTGGCGGCTGCCATGTAGCCTTGGACTTGATGGAGGTTGATCATGGGTAGCACCCCACCCATTCATCCCAACGGGCTTTGACGCGCTTGAGGAAACGGATGAACCTGTTCATGCGGCCTCCAGTTCACGGAACACCACGCCACGCTCAGCACCGAATGCAGCCATCAGTTCCTGCATCTCGCTCATCTCGGCCTTGGTCATCTTGGAAGTAGAGAGGCCCAGCACGACGAACCCACCATCCAGACCGGGAACGACCTTCTGCTTGGCGAGTGCTGCGGAGAAAACGTGCTTCCACTCTTCGGACGTGAGCTTCTGGCCGTACCACTCCACCTGTCGGCTGATCTCGGTCAGCATCGCCCACAGACGGCGGTTAGCGGCATCGCTGCGGGTTTCGGGCTTGACCTCCAGCGTCAGGCGATGGCCGGCAAGCAGCAGGCTCTTTGCCGTCATCCATGCGTTCTCGAAAGGCTTGCGGGCCTGTACGGGGTTGATCAGGTAAGCGCGGAGTGCTTCAGCCATTCAGAGCCTCCGTGTAGGTCGTGAACCAGAGCGCGTACTGAGCCGAGCCGGCAGGCCAGCTACAAGCCCTCTTCACCGGGTCTTTCATCCTTGCGGCCCGCGTGGCGTCGTGGACGATGCAGCGTCGTTCGTAGGCCATCGGAGAATCTTTGACAGTGGGCGGCAGTGCGAATGCGGGAATCGTGATCATTTCAGGCTCCAATCTCTAGTTGTTCGGCCTTGGGCGCAACCGGTGCAAACAGTTGCCCTTGGCTCACGGCCTGCTCGATGCGCTTGCAGGCGATGTCGAAATACTTGGGTTCGCGCTCGATGCCGATGAACTTGCGGCCGAGTTGGATGCAGGCGACGCCGGTTGTTCCGCTGCCCATGAAGGGGTCGAGGATGGTTTCGGCCTTCGGAAAGAACTCAAGGCACCAAACCATGAGGCCGACGGGCTTCTGTGTCGGGTGTCCGCGCTCGTTGGTAATCGCGTTGTTTGTGAGGTCGCGCCGGCAATAAACGCCATGCCCCTTGCTCAGATAGGCCGTTTCTGCATCGCTGAGAAACGAACCGAACGCAGGATCAAGACGCTTGAGCCACACAAGGCAAGCGCCGCGAGGCAACTTATCGGGAAAGTTGTTCCAACCCCAGATGATCTGGTGCTCTGACAAGTCGAGCAGGAAGCTCGGATCAAAGTCGTCTGCATCCCCATGAATAGGTGCGCCGTTGGCGGTGCCTATGCGGTTGCCGCCTTTCCCGATGTGACCAGCAGTCCCGCCAGAGAATCGCGTGCTGTCGGTGTTCAGGTTGATCCCATAAGGCGGGTCCGTAATCACCGCGTCCACATTGCCCAGCGTCGGCAGGATGTCCATACAGTCGCCCAAATAGAGGGTTGCATCGCCAATCTCAACCTTCACTTTGCAGCCTCCAGCACCGGGTAACCGCCGAACTTGGCCTTAGCGTCTTCCATGGAGGAGGCTTGGCCGATCACGACCCAGCGGACGGCGTAGAAGTCCATATAGGGCGTGTAAGAGATGCGCAGAACGTTGAACATGGTCAGTCGCCTTTCACTCGTTGGTACAGGATTGATTGGGGCCATTTGCGTTCGAGGCGGGCTGCATCGCTCTGGCAAGAGCGGCAGGCAGTCCCGCATAGTCCTTGGGGTTGTGCTGCTCCAAGATTTGCGCCTTTGCCCACGCATAGGCTTTCCAGTTCTCCCGGTAGGGGGGTGCCATCAGGTTGACCAGATGAGCCAATTCGGTTTGCAGGGATGTCATTTGTCATCACTCCTCCGTGTGCAGTCGGTGCAGCCCTTGTCGGACTTGCCAAGTTCTGTGGTTTGGTAGTTGCAGTCCGTGGACATGCGAAACGGCACCTCCACCTTGCGGCGGGGTCCGCTGGCGTACCAGCCGTCTTGCACTTCCGTGATGGGCTGCGTCAGAGGTTTGTCTTTACAGCCGTAGGTCATGGCGTCATCCGGTGCGGGAAGTTCGGGAAGAACATGAGCGGGTCGTGAGCCTCGCCCTTGTATTGCTGGCTGTCACGGTCGAACCACAGCTTGA